TATAAATTCAACGAGGACAAAGTTCTAAAGCAGTTGAAAGTCTATATAGACAAAACATACGACCAACACTACAGCACAGATAAAATTCAAGCCACTGAGTTTATTATAGACTCAGGTATGGGCGAAGGCTTTTGCATGGGTAACATTATTAAGTATGCAAAACGCTATGGAAAGAAAGCAGGTAAGAATGATTTAGACCTGCTAAAGATTATGCATTATACAATTATTCTATTAGGGAGCAAAAATGAAAATAGTTAGGAAGAAGTCTCACGAAAAACTGGATGATGTAAACATACAAAGAGTATTGGACTATCTAAGACAAGATAAACCAATAACAAAAAAAGAAGCATGTGCCATGCTAAACATCAGCTACAATACTACTAGATTAAATAGTATTATAGCAGACTTTGAAGAAACATTAGAGTTTAGAGCAAAGAGAAAATCACAGAACAGGGGTAGAAAGGCAACTAACCACGAAATTAAACAGTCTATAGAGATGTACTTAGATGAACAACCCGTATCTAGCATTGCAAGTGCTTTGTATCGTTCAAGTACATTCGTTAGAAATCTGTTAGATAGAGTAGGTGTGCCGCAAAAGAGACCCAAAACCTTACAAGGTATGAGTGAGAAAACAGGATATTTGCCAGACGAGTGTGTATCTGAAAGTTTTGAACAAGGTGAAAAAGTATGGTGTGCTAGATACGACCTTCCTGCTAGAATAATAAAGGGAGCATATGACAGTAGATATGACTGTATAGTATATCATATCTATGTTATAGAACTAACAAATTTTGAGTCCAAGTATTTTGGACACATACAAGAAGGGGGTTTCCATGCTCACTTCGCCTCTTATGACTTAGGTAGTTTAAGACACTTAAATAAGTACGATATAAATATCTAAGAACACAGGGAGTGTAACAATGGAAATATGGACAATATTCGGTTCATTATGGCTGAGTCTATGGATTATGGCAGTATGGAAAACTTATCCAGCTATCATTACTTTAGTATCAAACTATAAAGGTGGTCGAATAATAATGGATTATAGAACAATACACGCTGTCTTATATGTGGTAGTAATGTTTTTCTTGAGCCCTTTCGTTTGGCAAGTATGCTTTTTCGAAGAGCCTAGAAGAAAATTTATAGTATCATATGTACACAGCATATTAAAAGGAGAAGATAAATGAATGATAGAATTAAAGAAGCTTTAAAGCTAAAGTATTTAGGGATAATTGCTGAGGCAGAAGTAAATGTTAGGATTTATCTTAAAAATCCTGTAGGAATTGGCGAACATGCCGACATCGTTGGGGCAATAGACGAGCAGATTGAAATAGCTGCAAACGCTCAAGAAAAGCTGGACTGGATTGAAAACCTAGATTAATAGGAAAGTAAAAATAGTTCTTGACATCGCACTCATTTTTCTGTATAATATATATTAATGAGTGACAGATATTATAACCAAATGAGAGATTTAACAGGATGGTGCCACGGCATGCCTGAATACCTCAAAACAAAACGGAGAAGAAGAATGGCTTGGACAGATGAATCAAAAGCAGAAGCAGTAGAAATGTATGTAGAACAGGAACCAACACCTGAGACTAGCATGGAAGTTGTAAAGGACATTGCTGACCACCTAGGCGAAAGCCCTAATGGTGTCAGAATGATTCTTACTAAAGCTGGCGTTTATGTCAAGAAGTCACCTGCTACAGGAGCTGCTAAATCTAGCGGCGGTGGTAGTGCAAGAGTAAGTAAAGCTGATGCAGCTGAAGCCCTAACAAGTGCTTTAACTGACGCAGGTCAAGAAATCGATGCAGATATTATCGACAAATTGACTGGTAAAGCTTCTGTTTACTTCACAGGTGTACTGAACAACATAAACAAAGGTTAGTTACAAAATACTCCATTACTAAAGAAAGAGTTTTCTTAATAGTAATGGAGTATTATAGTGAAAAAAGATGAGTTCTTAAGAACTGTATCTGATTGTGGAGACGCAATCATAACCTATAGGTCTACAAACAGTAGAAAATTAAAGTATAATGTTTGTACCCTAGACTTCGATAACAAGTATATCCAAAGCAAGAAAAACCGTGCTAAGGAAACCCCCGATTCAGTTCTGCTGTTTTGTTGGGATACTGACAGTTATCGCCTATTACAACCTAAGAATGTTACTAGTATACAACCTTTGAGTTCTATACTTAGGAACAAACGATGAAGTTGCATGAAGCCCCTGAGTTATATGAAAAAGTAATCTCTGAAAATGAAGAGGGGACGGAGCAAGTCAAATTAACTATAAATACTTTCTACGATACAGAGTATCTGCATTTAAGGAAGTATTATCTCGACTTCGATGGCGACTTCAAGCCTTCAAAGGATGGGATAGCGATGAAGCTAGACTTTAATAATTCGAAGGGATTGTTTGAGGGACTAGTGGAAATATTATCATTAGCAGAGAGTAAGAGTATTCTTGAGACGCACTTCAAGGATATTTTAGACGAAATTTACCTTCCGTGAATTTAGTTCTTGACTTTGCTTGTGATTTTTGATATAATATATAAATGGAAAAGATAAAAGAAGTACTACAGCAAGCGTCCGAAGATTACTATAATGGTAAACCTTCGATGTCAGATGAACAATTTGATAAGTTAGCTGAGTATGCTAAGTATGACGAAGTTGGTTTCTCTAGTAGAGACAATAGAATTCCTCATGCGTTTCAGATGTATTCATTACAGAAGATTTTTTCCAATGAGATGAATGATAAGCAACCTTTTGGTAGCTACAAGGGAAGCATCACTGTTTCTCCTAAGCTAGACGGAGCTGCTGTTTCATTAATCTATGTTTCGGGACAACTACATAAAGCCCTTACTCGAGGAGATGGAAAGCGTGGTCTGGATATTACAGAACACATGAAGTCTCTAGTACCTAATTCATTAGGCGAGTTCAATGGCAAGTTACTCCAGATTACTGGAGAAGTAGTTGCTCCCAAAACTATCAAGAACGCTCGGAACTATGCCGCAGGCGCTCTCAACCTTAAAGATACATCAGAATTTCAAGAAAGAGATTTGCGTTTCATAGCTTATGGAGTGCAGAAATCGTGGAATGAGTCTTGGACTAAAGATATGTCTTACTTAGAATTATTCGGGTTCGATACAGTTCTGTCTAATGACTGGACTATATATCCCGATGATGGACTTGTGTTTCGTATAGACAGCTACAAGGATTTCGATTCTTTAGGTCATACCTCTAAGCACCCTCGAGGTGCATATGCGTTGAAAATGCGTAATGAAGGAGTTATCACTAAACTAGTAGATGTTAGATGGAACGTAGGCAAGTCAGGGGTTGTAGCTCCTGTAGCTATTCTTGAACCTATTGATATAGATGGCGCTACTGTAAGTAGGGCAACTCTACATAATATGCGTTACATAAATGACCTGAAATTAGAGATAGGTTGTTTAGTTGAAGTAATAAGAAGTGGAGAAATCATACCTAGAATTGTGTCAAGAGCCAATTAGTGGCAAGTAAAGGCATATACAATCAAACATACTTCGAGAATAACCCAGAAGAAAGGGACAGAGAAGGTGTGCTCTACGGAATTGTACTAGTAAATACAAAGACATTCGAGAGAGAATGCATCAAGGTAGGAATAGCCAGTGGAAAAGATTGGCGACATATTATAAAGCGTAGCAGGGGCTTCAAAGGATACGATATTCGTATACAGAAGGTTTGGAGCAGCACTCTTTATAATGTGTGGGCACACGAAGTGTACCTACATGAAATATATAAGGACGATAAACATATTCCTATGTTTAAGTTTGGAGGTCATACTGAGTGTTTCAAAATTGATTCGCTCATTCTACAGGACTTTCCAAAAAATAAATCTTGACATAGAAACTGAATTTTGTTATAATATATATACAATTTAAAGAGAAAGTAAATGAAGCAAATAGTCCCGCCAACAAACTGTCCATCATGCATGGTAGAACTTGTTTGGGAGAAAGACCAGTTATTCTGTCACAACTCAGGTTGTAGTGGTAAAACTAGTAAGAAGATTGAACACTTTGCTACCTCTTTAAAGATAAAAGGTCTCGGACCTCGCACAGTAGAAAAGTTACAGGTAGATTCTATCTTTGACCTCTACGAGCTTCCATTAGAAATGATGATTGAAGCTTTGCAATCCGAAAAACTAGCAGTTAAACTGAGTAGGGAAATTGAGAATAGTAAGTCTATTGAGTTAGTAGAATTACTACCAGCTTTCTCTATAAAGTTAATCGGTCGTACTGCTTCTACCAAGATTTGTTCGGTTGTCGAGAATATTCGAGACATTACCGAAGAAACTTGTGAAGAAGCAGGACTGGGACCAGCTGCTACCAATAATTTATTAGATTGGTTAATAGAAGAATTTACTGATGGATATGATAGACTACCCTTTAAGTGGCAACAACACACTAAGATTGAAAAGAAAAGTGCCGACAAAGGGGTCGTATGTATTACAGGTAAACTAAAAAGCTATAAGACAAAAGCTCAAGCAACACAATACTTAGAACAAAAGGGCTACCTTGTAAAGAGCAGTTTAACTAAAGATGTAACTATCTTAATAAATGAGAGTGGTATAGAGTCCGCTAAAACACAAGCAGCCCGAGATAAGGGCGTAATAATAATAACAAACTTAAAAGAAATATAGGAAACCAAAATGGCATTACCAAAATGGACAGACGAAAGAACACAACAACTTGTGGACTTCGTTGGAAGCACATCACCTATTTCTCAAGCTATAGTTGCTGACGCAGCTGCTGAATTAGAAACTTCAACAAGAAGTGTCTCTTCAAAGCTTAGAAAAATGGGTCACGACGTAGAACTTGCATCTTCAGTATCAAACAGAACATTCTCTGAAGACCAAGAAGCTACTTTATCACAATTTGTATCTGATAACTCAGGCACATACACATACGCAGACATAGCATCTTCATTTGAAGGTGGTAACTTTTCTGCTAAATCAATACAAGGCAAAATTCTTTCTATGGAATTAACTAGTCATGTAAAACCAGCTGAGAAACCAGAATCTGTAAGAACTTACTCTCCCGAAGAGGAAGCTACATTTACTACTATGGTAAATGGCGGGTCTTTTGTAGAAGAAATTGCAGAAGCTCTAGGCAAATCTGTTAACTCTATCAGAGGAAAGGCACTCAGCCTGCTAAGAAGTGGCGATATTAACGCTATACCTAAGCAAAAAGAAACTAAAGGTTCTAGCAAAGCTGACCCTTTAGCTGAAGTTAATGATATCGACAACATGACTGTTGAAGCTATTGCTGACGAAATTGGCAAAACTGTAAGAGGAGTTAAAACTATGTTGACAAGACGTGGTTTAACATGTTCCGACTACGACGGAGCCGCAAGAAAAGAGAAAGCTTCTAGCTAGATCTTTTTAAAAATCTGAGCAGGGGATTATCCTCTGCTCTTTTCATATCTGGGAGGGTAGCGAATTGAACTTAACTTCAGCCTTGTTGAAGCAAATTATTATGCAGGAAGATTTTGACTCTTGGGGCAACCTTAGAGAAAACTATCTTTCAGCTGAGTATCAGTCTCTTTATAGAGTCATGGATACTCATATTAAAAATTTCAATCAGCTCCCTACCTTTGATGACCTTAAACTATCCATTCGTGATAGAAAGCTACAAGAAAAAGTATTTGCAATCGAAGCCGTCGAGGTAGATATCGACGCGTGGGTTTTGCTCGAGTACTTAAAAAATGAATACACACAAGTAGAAATACTAGATGAACTAGATAAATTCATTGATAAGACTGTAGCAATATCTTCGGCAGAAGAAAACGTTGAAGCAATCCAACAGATTGTTTTAGATGTGGGCGAACGAGTAGACCTCAAAGCTCCCGAAGAAAACATGCAAACAATTCCTTTGTTTGATTCAGATAAAGACCTCAAACGATTCTTACCTTTAGGTTTGAATGATGAGTACGACCAAACACTTAAATTCTCACCTAGAGATTTAATACTAGTAGGTGGTCGTAGGGGTGCAGGTAAGTCTATCACTTGTTGTAACATTGCTAATAATGTTTATGAGCAAGGAAAGAGTTCCCTATACTTCACCATAGAGATGGACAGTCGTTCCATACTACAAAGAATGTGCTCATTAGGAGCGCGTATTCCTATTTCCCGATTAGCTACTAAAAACTTAACAACTGTTGAGTGGGATAGAGTAGCTCAGTGGTGGGCAGGAAGATTTGAAGGTGGAGAGCTATTACTACCTGAGTTTAATCAGACAAGAGACTTTGATGCATTTCATACTAAACTTCAAACTAATCCTTTACATAAGGATAAGCAACTTGATATTGTGTATGACCCTGTACTAAGTCTTTCTAGAATCCGTCAGGAGTTAGAAAGTAAAGTATCACAAAGAGATTATGGAGTTATTGTAGTTGATTACTTAAACCAAGTAAAAAGAAGCAATGCCCCTAGTCGCGGAGGACAATATGACTGGACAGAGCAAATAGAAGTAAGTAAGACTCTGAAAAGTATAGCACAGGAGTATGAGATTCCTGTGTTTGCCCCTTACCAAACCGATAATAC